ATGTCAAATGACGCGCCCATCCTCCCTGAAGATCCCGCTGTTCTGAAGGCGATGATTGCCGCCTTGCAGGCGGAAAACGCCAGGATGTCGGCGACGATCCGGGCGCATGACCTGCTCATCCAGACGCTGCAAATGCGGATCGCGAAGCTCAAGAAGCAGGCCTTCGGCAAGTCCTCGGAAAAGATCGAGCGCGAGATCGAACAGCTCGAACTGGCCCTCGAGGACCTGCTCATCGCCAGTGCCGAAAGCGCCACCACCCCGGCGGACGACGACGAGGCGGATGCCGCCCTTGAGGGTGCGACCGATGACAGCGACGCCGGCAAGCCGCGCCGTCGCCCCCGCGTGTCGGCCACCACCCCGCGCGAGCGGCGCGCGCTCGACCCGGGCAGCTGCTGCCCGGATTGCGGCGGCGACCTGCGCCTCGTGGGCGAGGACATGAGCGAGATGCTCGACCTCGTGGCGGCGCAACTGAAGGTCCTGCAGATCGCGCGGCTGAAGAAATCCTGCCGTCGTTGCGAGAAGATGGTGCAGACGCCTGCGCCCAGCCGTCCGATCCCGGGCAGCATGGCGAGTGCGGCGCTCTTGGCCTGGATCCTCGTGTCCAAGTTCGACGACCATCTTCCCCTGTATCGCCTGAACGAGATCTTCGCCCGGATGGGGGCAGACATCCCGGACAGCACGTTGGTCGACTGGTGCGGGCGCGCGATGAAGGTGCTTGCACCGCTGGTCGAACGGATCGAGGCCGATGTGATGGCCAGCGACCTTCTCCATGCTGATGACACCCCGATCCGGGTGCTGGACCGGTCCCTCAAGGACGGTGGCCTCGGCAAGGGGGTGAAGCAGGGGCGGATCTGGGCCTATGTCCGCGATCCGCGACCTTGGGCAGGCGCAGCGCCACCCGGGGCGGTCTACCGCTTCGCCCCGGACTGGAAGCAAGAGCACGTCCAAGGGCATCTGGCCCAGACACGCGGCATCCTGCAGGCCGATGGCTACAAAGGGTATGCCAAGCTTTACGAGACCGATCCCGACGGCACGCCTCGCCTACAGGAGGCGTCATGCTGGGCGCATCTGCGGCGTGACTTCCATGATGAATGGGACAAGACGAAATCCGCCATCGCGCGCGAGGCGCTCGACCGCATCGGCGCGCTCTACGACATCGAGCGCGAGATCAACGGGCAGCCCGCCGAGATCCGTCTCGCCGCGCGCCAGAAGCACAGCGCGCCGAAGGTCGAGGCCTTCTTCGCCTGGTCAGAAAGCCAGCTCACGCGGATCCCCGGCAAGGGCGACCTCGCCCGCGCGTTCCGCTACGGGCTGACCCGCCGCGCCTCGTTCAGCCTCTTCCTCACCGATGGTCGCGTGGCGATCGACAACAATCCGGCGGAGCGTGCCCTGCGCCCGATCGGCATCGGCCGGAAAAACTGGCTCTTCGCTGGTGCCGACACCGGCGGTGAAACGCTGGCCCGCGCCATGACGATCATCGAGACCGCAAAGCTGAACGGCCTGGACCCGCAGCTCTATCTCGCCGACGTGCTCGATCGCATCCACGATCACAAGATCAACCGGCTCGACGAGCTTTTGCCTTGGAACTGGACACCGGTTGCCGCCGCTCAGGCCGAGGCCGCCTGATCAACCGCGGTGCCAACCGGGCGGTTACCATTGTTTCGGGGCGGCGATCGATTCTGCCCTGTGCTCTTTGACACTGTAAATCTAGATCATGGGCCGGGCGCTTTGGCGGTGTCGTCGAGGCGTTTGGCGCTTCCGACATTGCTGTCCCGGCCCGTGATTGCCAGCCCAACAACCACCATCCCCGTCAAATGCCAGACAGCCGCCATCATGATCCCCATGTTGAAGGCGAACTCGTTGGCGCAGGACTGCTTGAAGAAGTCCCCCTCGAGGAACATGCAGGAACCCTTGCAAAGCTGAACGACGGGGCAGGACATGCACTCGTCCCGGAAGGCAAAATGCGTCGCGGTATCGAGCGCGATGGCGTCGAAGTCGGCGACATGACCAATCTTGTGCACGCCCTTCGCTCCGGTGTTCTGGCAGGTCATGACGTTCCCGCGCAGATCAACTGCAATTGCGTCCGGGCTGTCCATCCCGCATTTCTGGCCGAGGGCCTCGATCGGCCGCCGACGCTGAATGGAGGCATAGAATTCGTCGATGCGCTCTCCGAGGCCGAAAGCATTCGGGTCCTCGACCAGTGCTTCGAAGATCGACCTTGTCAGACTGTTCAACTCCGCGGGCTCAAACCTTCCTGTCCCGATGGCGGTCGCGGCGTCATAGACATTCACCACGCCCTCGAGCCCGACGAAGATGTCCGGCCCGACCTTTTCGGCGAACCATGCCTTGAGGGCCCGAAGGTCGTGATACTGGCGCGTCAGCACCGCGTTGAACCCTGTTTTTTCGGGGCGCTCGGCCAACAGGGTTTGGATCCAGCGACGCTTGTCGGGATCATCAAGCGGATCTGGCCCGCGCAGATGCTGACCGGGACCGTCATGCGATATTGTGATTTCAACGTCGTGTTCGGCGATGAAGTCGAGCTTTTCGCGGGAGAGGAGCGAGCCGTTCGTGACGATCGAGAAGCGCGCCGCCGGGAAGCGCTCTGCCAGCGCCGGGATCAGCCGCTTGATTTTGGCCCAGTAGAGGAAGGGCTCCCCGCCCCAGAGCTCGATCTTTTCCGGGGCGTCGGTGATCCAGCCGTCGAGCTGGGTCAGGAAGTGCTCGACATCGGCCAGCTTCGAGACCGTCGCGTCAGCAATCTGGAAGGCCTGGCTGCAATAGCTGCAGGCATAGTTGCACGAGAGCCCGAGTTGGATTTTCAGCACTCGGGGCGCGCGGGACTTTCCGAGGGGCTTGTCTTTGGCCACGCGCGGTGCCGGTGCAAAAATCCCCGGCTCGACGGGCAGCGGCAGCCCTTCACAATCGGAGGTGTGTGGGTTGTACCGGATGTGATGGCGGCTGCCGTCACGCGCTTCCAGGGTCAGATCGAACCACATCAGTCAAAAAGCCTTTCCTCGATCGCCACAGGCAGGTCGACGCGGAAGTTTGCGACCACCTGCAGATGCGGCTCGCTCCCCTCGTAGGGGTGCTGGTTGTGGGGAATATGGGAGGGGAAGAACACCGAGAGTCCCGGTCGCGGATTGACCGAGTAGCCGTGACGGCTCTCATAGGGCAAACGGCCCTCGTCAAAGTACCGCGACGGATCCTCGATCACGAAACGCGGGGTGCCGACTGAGTTCACCGGCTGGCCCGCCCCGCCACCGGTCAGGAAGTGCACGCAGGTGAGATCCCCCTCGCGGCTGTCCTTGTGGGTTGAGATGAACCCGCCTGGCTCGATGACGAGGGCACGGTTTTCGCAGTGGTCGGGGTCGAGGTATTTGGCCCAAGGGCCGAGGACAGCGCGCGCGCAGGCGAAGAGATGGACTTTCAAGGTCTGACCTGCGTCGCTTTTCTCCAAAATGCCGCGCACACGGCGCTTTGCTGCGTTGGCCATCGACCCGTTGCCGGCGGCCTCAATTGCGGCGATGGCCTCGTCGGCCAGTTGCCGGTTCACCGCCCAGTCGACTGGCGTTTCGAAAAACGTGACCCGCGTCGGCCAGAGATCGATACGCGTGCTTCGGATTTCCATCATCAGCACCGGCAGTTGCAGTTGCAGTTGAAGAATTGGCGGTTCGCCGTGATGGTGACCGCCCCGGTGCTACCGCCGCCAGAGAGCGAGCCGACATAGCAGTTCGACGTGCAGGCGCCGCCCCCGCAGTTCTGATAGAGGATGGTGCTGAGGGTTTGTCCGGAGGTGGGCGTCGCGTTGCTGACCGAGACGGCGGTAATGTCGCCCGTGCCAATCGTGGGCTTGTTGGCAATGCGTGACCAATCCACAAAACCGCTGTCATTGATCACGATGGTCGTTCCGACCTTATAGGCCATGGCTGCCTCCTTGCGCCTGATGGGCCAGGATCTCTTTGAGCCCGGCCTTGCAGTGGGAATTCGGGAGTTCGAGCGAACAGAGGACCGGGATGCACATCCGCTCCTCGCCCTCGAAGTATGTGCTGTCGTGGGGCACATGCCCTTCGAAGACCAGCATCGAGCCCGTCCTTGGCTCGACCGCATACCAGCCGCCGACATAGGCGTCCGGGTTCTGGCAGGGCCAAAGCCGCTTGCCGACATTCGCGGGATCGTAAAACCTTACCGCGCCGCGATGGAGCGAGGTCTCGGGGCAATCGGCGTCCAACACCACTCGCGGGTAATAGGTACAGACGATGTCGGTCTGGATATGAGTGTGCGCGTTGATCCCGACGTTTTCCCGCGCGGTCCGGCGCTGCCAGAAGGTGTCTGACATCATGGCGATCTCGCCCGTGTGGTCGTAGCCATAGGCCAGTTGCAGGTATTCTCTGACAGCTGCCGCCACCATCTGTGCCAGCACCGCGATGGCCGGGTCCTGCCGGTCCATCAGGAAGTTGTGGCGCAGATGCCCGAGGTGGTTGGTCTGGTCTCCGACGTTGCGGCCGTCGTCCGTGTCCCGAATACGGTTCACCAAAGCATCCTCGGCCGCCAAAGCGTGCAGGCGGTCATTGAAGCCCTCGGGCATCTCCCAGTGCTTGTGCAGGACGAAGGCGGGATAGATCAACTGGAACTCGGTCGTGGTCGCGATCTCCATCACACGACCTCCAGGATGATCTTGCCGATCGCGGTGTAATGCTCGGTGTTGATCTTGACCGCGATCTGGTCGCCCGGGCTGAGCCCCAGCGCCTCGACGGCAAAGCTGCCGACCCCGCTGGCATCGGTGTTCAGTCGCCGCTTAGGCAGATAGCCGGCGTCACTCTCGAGCTTCAGCGCCAACTCATGGGAGCAGGGCACGCCATCTCCATTCCAGCGCAGCGCGATCGGCACATGAGCGCGCCCTCCCGCGGTCACAGTCACCGTCTCGGTCGCCACGGCGTGGAAGTAGAACTGCTTGAACCACTGCCCGTCATTCGGGATCGTCGCGTCATCGATCCGGCCAGCAACGGTGGTGCCGTTCAGTAGGATCGGGTCCTGATCGCAAAGGATTTCGATCCTGGCCGAGGATAGCGGCCCCTTGATCGGCATGAAGATCACCAGCGCATTCGAGGCCTGCAAGCGCGCACGGTGGCGAAACGACAGGTCAACCTTCTCGCGCGCCGATTGGGCGAAGCGATTGCGCCAAGGCTGCGGAAACCCCGCGTTGTCGGTCATGATGTCGATCAGAGCGTGATCGGTGATTTCGTCATGACCGCGCATCCCGCCCGGGAAGACGTAGGAGCGCCCCTTGTAGATCCCGCCATGGGGACAACCCGGCAGGTCCGGAACGAAGATCCCGTTGCCGCGCAGATCGACGAAGCCCGCGCCATCGGCATAATCATATGGGGTCGCGAGTTCTGCCGCGAGATTGGCCCAGGTCATGACCCCGACGCCGTCCCGGTTCCCCTCGCCGGCATTGCATGGGGCAAATACCGCGATCCCCGCATAGCTCTCCTGGACATCGACGGCGTAATGCAACCGCGAGCCCGTGTTGTAGATGACATGCAGCCCGGTCTCGATCACGGTGCGGTCCCTTTCAGCTGATCGACCTCTTGGGCGAGGTCCTTGATGGCCTCGACGAGGAGGCCCACGAGATTGCCATAGGCGAGGCGCAGCACGCCCTCGACATCAACAACGGCTTCCGGTGCTACGGCTTGGACGTCCTGCGCGATGAGCCCCATCTGCCGCGCGTCGCTGCCCGCCATGGTGAAGGTGACGCCAGTCAGCGCCTGCACTTTGGCCAGCGCATCCGCGATCGGCGCGATGTCAGATTTGAGACGCGCGTCTGAGGAGGAGACAAAGTTCGGCGCGGTCACGACACCGCTGAACGTCGCTCCCGACAGGCGGGCAAAGGCGCTGGCGTGGCTGCCATCCAGCAGGTCGGCATCAATTCCAGAGCCAGAGCCATCCACTGTCACCAGCTTGGCTCGCACTTGTGCCGCGGTGTCTGGGGAGCCGTCTGCTCCCGCTGGGCCTTGTGCACCGGTTGCTCCGGTTGGGCCCGTGGGACCTGAAGGTCCCTGCGGTCCTGTCGGGCCGGTGGCGCCAGTATCACCCTTGGGGCCCGTCGCACCGGTTGCCCCCGTCGCACCGGTTGAGCCTTTCAGGTTCACATAGGCGCCCCAGGTGGACCCATTGAAAAACCGCAGGCTCGTACCGGACCATTGGTGGGCTGGTGTTGGGCCCGTGGCACCTGATGGGCCCTGAGGACCGGTCGCGCCTGTGTCACCTGTTGGGCCAGATGCCCCAGTCGGCCCTGCCGGACCTTGCGGTCCAGTTGGGCCGGTGTCGCCCTGAGGGCCAGTTGCACCGGTTGCCCCTGTGGCACCAGTTTCCCCCTTGAGATTGACATAAGCGCCCCAAGCGGTGCCGGTATAGAACCGAAGGCTTGTACCAGACCACTGATGGGCCGGTGTTGGGCCCGTGGCACCTGTTGGGCCTTGCGGTCCCGTTGCACCGGTATCCCCCTTGGTCCCTGCAGGCCCGGTTGCGCCCTGGGGCCCAGTCGCACCTTGAGGCCCGGTTGGGCCAGCGGGCCCTTGCGGTCCTGTTTGCCCCAGTTCGACGACCGTTTCCGATCCCGAGATGCGTTTGAGGAAGAGCTTTCCGTCGGTAACATTGACGGCGAGTTCTCCGGCAGCGAGTTGCGCCGTGCTGGGCACCCGGCCAGCCACGGTGGTGCGTTTGACCAAAACGGTGTTTGCCATGGTCAAAAGGTCCCGCCATCAAGGATGATCCCGTTGATCGACCCACCCGTGATCGCGACATTGCTTGCGGCTTGCGTGGCGATGGAGCCCAGCCCGAGGTTCGAGCGCGACGTTGCCTTGTTAGGGAGGTCAGACAGGTTTGATGCGGCAGAGAGCTTGCCTGCAAGCGCGTTGGTGACGGTCGTTGCAAAGCTTGGATCGTCGCCCAGCGCCGCGGCCAACTCGTTCAGCGTGTCCATCGCGCCCGGGGCCGCATCGATCAACGCGCCGATCGCGGCAGCCACAAAGGCGGTCGTCGCGACCTGCGTCGTGTTGGTGCCCGTAACTGCCGTCGGTGCAGTCGGCGTGCCGGTCAGAGCCGGCGATGCCAATGGAGCTTTGGCATCGAGCGCGGTCTGCAGGCCGGTAACTTGAGAGATCGCGTGGCTGTGTGCCGCGGGCGGAAAGCTGGTGGGTTTACCGGTGATCCCGGCCCAGGGTGCCGCATCCGCCGCCTCTGCTGCATCGACCTTGCCGTCGCCATCGGTGTCATAGGTTGCGGCCAGCATGTCACCGGGGCCAAAGTCGACGATGGCCTGCTGCACGAAGGCTGTCGTTGCCACCTGCGTGGTGTTCGTTCCTGAGTTGGCTGTGGGCGCAGTCGGCGTGCCTGTCAGCGCAGGCGAGGCAAGCGGTGCCTTGGCGTCGAGTGCTGCCTGTAGCCCGTCCACATTGGCAATAACATGGGCATGGCTGTCATCGGCCACAGCGGCCGTGATCGTTACATTGGCCGTGCCATCAAAGCTCACAGAGCCAGAGAGATCGCCCGCAAGCGCAATGGTGCGGGCAGTGGCAAGCTTGCTCGCCGAGACCGCGTTTGCCGTCGCGCCGAGCTTGCCATCGAGCGCGCCCTGCAGACCGGTAACATCAGCAATGGCGTGGCTATGGCTGAGCGCTGCCTTCGTGGAAAGGCCTGCATCCAGTTGCGACTTGCGCACGAGATCGGTCGCGGCACTGGCGTCCTGGGCGGATTTCGGGACGAGGGAAAAGGTCTTGGACCCGCCGACGGTCTGTGTGCCGACGAGTGCAATAAACCCACCGCTGCCGGCAACCGGCACGATGGAGGTCGCATTACCGCTGCCGTCGTCGCCCTTGCCGACATAGACCGTGTTGTCGACTTCATTGTGGGCAAGCTCGCCGGATTTCAGCGCAGCGGGCGCACCCGCTACGCCCGAGACGCGGCGTTTCAGATGGATCGTATTGGCCATCAGAAAAATCCTCCATTGATAGGGGCGTCGGTGGGCAGGATCGTGATGCCCGGATCCCCTTGATCGCCCTTGTCGCCTTGTGGTCCCGTCGCCCCCTGCGGTCCTGGCTGGCCGCCAAGCCGAATACGGAAAGGCGCGGAGACAACGCGGACCTTGATCGGCGCGGTGATGGTGATCGGACCTGTCTGCCGGATCGCGTCACTCATAGGCTCAGCCCTCGCGTCACCGGCAACATCACGGGGATTTCGAGAAGAAAGCCCAAGTGCAGGTCTGGCTCGAGATCGGTGCGCACCAAATCCAGCACCACGCGCCCGGGCGATAGCCCTGCGGTTTGGGAAGGCGTCAAAGACAGTTCCAACACAGTTGCTGTGATGTGCTCTATCCCGCCATCAGCGCTTGAGAGCTCTGCAAAGAGCGTTGGATCACTGGGTTTGAGGCGCAAATGACCCGCATAGCGGGCCCCTTCGGCAAAGATCGGTGCCTCAGCCTCAATCTGCAGCCGCCAAGCATAACCAACGAGGATCGCCGGAGCTTCACTCAAAGTGGCCACTGTCATGGTTGCCACCCGCAGAGCCGCACTCCAACCTCATTATGGGCAACGAGCTGGGCCAAGGTGCCGTCGCTCAGCACATCCTGACGGGACGGACGAATAGGCTCAGCCCAATCGCAATCGTCGCGCAACCCCCGCGGGTCAATCGCGCATCCAGCGGTCAGCGCGACGATCAAGCTCAGCGCGGTCAGTATTCTGAACGTCATGGCGGATGTCCTTGGATGATTGGAGCGCGCGAACCCGGGCCTCGGCGCGGCGAATGGCGAGCTCGGCCTCTGCTGCAAGCCGGCCCTGCCGGAGCAGGATCCAGATGGCGATGCAGACTGCAGCGACAAGCGCCCCCCAATAGGCGAAACGTCGGCCAAGGCCCGCGAACAGCGTGGTCAGGATGGCACTCATGCGGGTGCCCCCGGTGAGAGGGCCAAGCAGCGCGTATCGAGCAGCAGTAGGGTTTGCCCGCGCACATCGGCGCTGGCCCGCATGTGTTCATGCGTACGGACAGCGGCATCTTCGCAGGCGATAAAGTCAGGAAAGCGCACAGGGCTGATCCCACTGCCGCAATCTGGCAGGCTGTCGCCTGCGATGCAGGAAACAACGATCAAGACCCAGGTCATGGCGTTTTCCCCGAGCGATGGTCGTCGATCCGGGCCGCCTTTGCGCGCAGCGCATAAACGACCACGCCGATGAACACCGCCGCACCAATCCATGGCAGGGCGATGGAGAACCAGCTTTCCAGCCCGATCAAGGTGAACACGCGCCCGGCCACATCGCGGGCCTGCTCGGCTTCAATCAGCGCCGGGGCGATTTGACTGCCGATTGATCCCGCTGCGCCAATGACACCAAGACCGATCTGCGTATTGGACGCTGTTACGATCCGGCTTTCTGCAGGCGCGCCAGATGCCCTCTCAGGTGCGATTGCGCGAGGTGGCGCTCTGTCCAGCGCTTCGGTCAGCGCCACATCGATGATGGGCACGAGGGCCAGGTCGTTGTCCTGCCGAAAGGCCAGGATGGCAGCGCGGGTGCGCGGCCCGATCTTTCCATCGATCTGACCCACCTCGTGATAGCCGAGGTCTTTCAGCCGTCGCTGTACCGCCTCGACGGACATCGTCACTGCAAGCGCGACATTGCCCGCGCGCCGCACGCCCAGAAGCTTTGAGACCGGATAGCGCTTTACGTTGACGGCGTCGTCCTGATTGCCGCCGAGGCCCCAGACCCATTGTCCCTCGATCCGGTCGATGAAGAACACATGGCCTTGCCAGCTGGACGAGCCGCGTGGGATCACGCCGATGTCGCCCTGCTGGGCGGCCGTTACCTCCACCGGTACACCCCAGTCGAGATAAGACCGCGCGGTCAGTTTGCGGGTTGAGCGCATCCCGGCGCGCTCGAGGCAATGCCCGACGAAGGCCGCACACCAGGCCACAGAGTCGTGTTCGACCCAGTCGTGACCGACCGAGGCATACATCTCCATGATGACAGGGTTGTCGGCGGGGCCCGGCCCCTCGGTTGTGCCAATGTAGCTGCGGGCGATATCGAACGGCGTCATGGTTGCCTCCCATGCAATGCAAAACGCCGCCCCGGAGACGGGACGGCGCGCAGGGTTTCTGTGAGTGGTGGGCGGGTTATTTCTTACGGCAGAGCCAGGCGGCCAGCAGAGCTTCCGCCCCACGAGGGCCCAGGTATGCGAGCGTGGCCACAAACCCGGTCGAGACCGGTTGCGACAAGCCGATATAGCGTGCCGCTGCCTCCCCGATCAGCGCCATGCCGACGGCGACGGGGATTTCCCAGAGGAGTTCTTTCCCGAAGAAGCGGCGGTTGCCGAGCTTGACCTCGCCCGAATGCCACATGAGCCGCCCGGTAAAGGCGCCAATCAGCGTGGTCACGGCACCCCCGAAGACCGAGTTGATCATGTCGATGAACCCACTGTCAGTCATGGGCTTGCCTCCTCAAGCGCCGCCACCCGGGCGGCCAGGTCCTTGACGGCCTCAATCAAAAGGCCGGTGATATTGCCGTAAGCGACGGAGAGCTGACCCGCCTCATTGTCGCGGACCACCTCGGGCAGCACGGTCTCGACCTCCTGGGCGATGACGCCGATCTGGCGGCTGCCATCCATGGTGAAGCGCACGCCGCGCAAGGCGCTGACCAAGGCCAGCGCGTCGACGATGGTCTCTACATCGGATTTGAGCCGCGCATCGGACGAAGAGACGAAGTTCGGGGCGGTTACGACGCCGGTGAAGGTTGCCCCAGACAAGGCCGCTTTCGCCGCGATCGCCGCGTCATAATCCGCCGCCGACTTCGTCGCCATGGTCCCGAGCCCGAGGTTCGTTCGAGCTACAGCGTTGTTCGCGAGCCCCGCCAGATTGCCCGCGGCATCGAGAAGCGCGTCCCAGCCCGTGTTCGTGGCGTTGCGCCGTCTGAGCACCGGAGGCGAGACCGAGGTATCGACCCAGAGCATACCCGCTGTCGTCGCTGTTGGCGCCGAGGTCCCCGCACTCGTCGATTGCAGCGCCGCAATCACCTCATTGATCCGCGCACGCACCGCGGCGCCCGCGTCGTTCGCGATCACGAAGCTGGATGTCTGGGGCATTATGCGACCTCATCGGCATAGAGCCGCAATTGGCTGACGATGGGCGTGTAGGACGCGTCCTTCGTCGTGAGATGTGCCCGCGCCTGAACCGCGCGGGCCTCGATTTCATGGTTGTCGAGCCGGCCCCAGGGGCCCCAGTTGGGCGATGCAGCTGGATCGTCATCGGTCTCGCGGATCTCGAAGAGCACGTCGATTTCTGCACCCGCTGACCCATCAAAATCGGCCCAGCTGTCCATCAACGTGGTTCTGGAATCGATCCGGTCATTCAGCGCGAGCGCTGCCACGCCGATTTCCGAGCGCAGTCGCACGCGTTTCACCGCACGGAGATCAAGCCCGGCGGCAAAGGCGTATTGCCCCTCCATCGTGCTGACCTGCGTCACGCCATTTGCGGTCACTGTTGCCAGCGTCAGGGTCGAACCCGTGACCTGCAGCCCAGATTTCGGGCCGAAGAAGCCAGGATCGGCCTGCAGGAAGTCCACGGTCGAGAAGGCCAGCACCTGCGCGCCCTTGGTCGAGACTCGGGTTTCTGGACCGGCACGGCCGCCGCTGTCCTCAGCGCGCACCAGGTAGGTCCCGGGTTTCAGCGGCACGACGGCGATAGCCTCGCCACCCGAGACCCGGTCCATCGAATAGCTGTCAGCCCAAGTGGCCGTCGCTTCTTTCGAATGCCGGATGACGATGTTACCGCCCACGCGAACATCGGGATCGGCCGAGCGGGTCCATTTCAGGATCGCAAGGCCGCCGGCCGTTTGGAGCGTCACATTCTCGAGCTGCGCTGGCGGGGCAGTCAGCCCGAGGATCTCTGCCTCGGTCTGTTGCCAAGGCGAAGAAACGCCCAGAACCGAGATCGCCTTTACACGGAAAGCCCAGTCTCCTGGCGCAATGTCGCGGATTTCGAGCGCGGTGCCATCGGTGCGTCCATAGTCGATCCACTCGGTTGCGCCCGCCAGCTTCCCCTGCAGCTGGTAAGCAGAGACAAACCCAGACGGTGCAGCTTCCCAGCTGATCTTCGCCAGTACCTTTAGTCCGCCCCCATCTCGCGTGATGTAGAGGTCCTCGGTGACCTGCGGCGCACCGGGCGCCGGGATGTCATAGGCATTGGGCAGTGCGGTGCGTGGTGCAGCCGAATAGATCTGCTGTTCGGTCGCCGACCAGTCATAGACCAGAGGCGAGGTTTCGCGAAGAACAAGCTCCGGCAGGAGCAGTGCGCCATCGCCCGAGGCCGTCAGATCAAGGCTCACCCCGTGCACCTCGAAGGGCTTCGCGGCAAAGCCCCAGCGCGCATAGGAGAGCGTCACCACATCGCCGACGGTCGCGGCCCAAGCCGAAAGCTTTCCCGAGAGCCGCACCGTCATCTGCCGCCGCGCGCGCTCCAGCTCAATCTTCGCAAGCCGCTGCGCCATAGACGCCGAGATCGTGAAAGGCAGCGAGATGTCGCGCCATTTCCGTTCGCCACCGTCCTCGGCGAGATAGACATCTGAGGCATAAGCCGGGAAGTCATCCGGCTGCCAATCGTTCTCGGGGCTGACGAACTGCCCCCGCACCCCGTTGAAGTTTGACGACATTGTCACGCGGGTCGCCAAGGTGAGCCCACCCTCGCGGACGTGGTCCGAGGTAAGCGCCACATCCGGCGCGCGCCAGGCACCCGCATGGATGCGCCAAGACCCGATCAAGAAGGCGCATCGTCCGGCAAAGGACGAGAGCATTCCCTCAATGATGGTTTTCGGGACCTCTGAGAGGGTGATGACCCCGTTGCAGGCATAGCGCGGCTCGGATCCACCGCCAGCCAGCGCAACGGTCTCGTCACAGATGTTGGCAGCCTCGACGAGCGACATCTCATCAATGCCATCGGGCTCGCCGATGCGCGCCCCGATGCCCCAGGTTGGGTCGGCCATATAGTCGGCCAGACAAAGCGCGGGGTTTTCCGAATAGCCCGCGGTTTGCGTTCGCGGATCCCAGATGTCGTCCTTTCCCTCGAGATCGACCGTGATGTTCGGGATGCCGCCCGGGAAGGCATCCTGATCATAGGTGAGGCGCAGCCGGATCGCAGCACAGCCCCGCAGCCGATGGTTTTCCGTCCATTTGTCGGGCAGCGCTGCCTTGAGGCCCGCAAAGGCCGCCTGGTTGGCGGCGCCCAGTTTCTTCTCGACGAAGACCTTGCCGGCCCAACGGCCCTGCGCGGTCCCGGCGGCATTTACCGCCACTTCGCCTTCGAAGTAGACGGCTCCAATAGATTTGACCCGATGCGTGGCGAGCACGATCACCAGATCGAGGAACTTGTTGTCCGACCCGGAGGAGTGCAGGAAGACGATGACCCCACCCTTGCGCGTGCGGCCATAGACGAGATCGCGCGGCACGACGGGCTCGCGGATCGTCACCGTCCGCGGCTGCATCGTAGTCTGGGGCTTTGGCATCAGAGCCTGCGCCGCATAAGACAGAAGCAGCGTCCCGCCGATCCGCAACAGCGCGGCACCAATTCCGCCTGCAGCCAATACGCCGCTGATCGCCCCCGCGATCGCGGTGACGGCTGTCACGATGAAGGGCATGGATTTGGTCCGATACTTTAGGTGTCGTCGTGCCCCGTTAGGGACGAATTATTTGGAGTGCTGTTGACCAAGGAATGATCAAAGCCACGTTTCTGGTTACCCAACGTTCATCAGGGCGCCAGCAGAGCCAAGAAAATGCGCGCTGAACTGAAGTTGTGTGGCTGGATAAGGGCAACGTTGGACCCGGCAGCCCCAAGCTGCCGAACCGCCAGGTTCACGTTAGACCCTTCGCGCGGTCCGGGAAGGGAGGCCTGGACCGCGCACTTTGTTAGATTTGCTCCATGTTCAGATCAAACATGCCATGCGCGCAAGCAAGCCGCCAACGGCACGGTCACGAGGCCCTCGGGCGCCATCCCGACGGCGCTGGCTCCATTGCAAATGCCGAAGCCAAGACCGGTGTCGGCCAGAACGATGTCGCCGCGTTGGGCAAGGAGCACGGCTGGCCACGGTTCGCCCAAGAGAGTGCGGCCCATGTCCTCGAGCGAGGCCCAGCCCAGACGGCGCATCACACGCGCGCCGCCGAGGGCCGTGGTATAGCGCCCCCGCCAGAGGGCCGCGACATCCTCACCGCCCGTGAGGATCATGCGCGTTTCAAAAGCAAAGGTGGGGCAGTCGTGGACGCCCCAGACGAAAGGCTTTGCCTGTGCGGTATCGATCGCCGATGCAAGCAGGCGTTCCCAGTGGTCAACGCGGGGGAGTATCATCCGCGCCCCCAGGTAACTTCGCGATCCTGGATCGCTGTGACGTACTCAAAACCGAGATCGCCCTGGAACAAGACCTGCTGGCTCTCATGGGTGTAGCGCCAGGCCCGCGCCACAGTCAGGTCGATCAACCGGCTCTCGTAACTGATGGTGATCGTGCAGGTGTCCGCGTCATCCTTGATTTCTGGGACATCGAGCCGGCCCGAGAAAGCCTGCACCGGATCGGCGATGATGCTGCCACTCTCGGCCAGAAGCCCCAGCCAGATCCGGCCCGGTAGGCCCTGACGCGCTTCATCGATCGCCATCTGCACGAGATCAAGCGGCACGCCGGAAAGCGACACGGCCGTGCCGCCAGCCACGACCTCGCCGGTTTCGTCGATGGCCCCGAGGCCCAGGAGCGATCCAGCACCGGCCCAGATTTGACCGTTCCAGCTGACCTCCCCCAGCCCCGACCAGATCCGAACCCAGCCCGTGGCGAACTGGCCCTCGAAGAAGATGACCGGTCTGAGGCTTTGATCCGCCAGCGCAGTGGCGAAGGCGACGGTGACATCGCGGCTCATTAGACTGCCTCCCGCGCCGAGATCGTAAAGCGGTGTTGATCCGCCCGACCGATGACCGAGGGGACCGGGGCCGTCAGCCGCAACAGTACCGACGGGGCATCGAGGCCGAGCAGCGTGCCGACCGGCACGGAAGCCCGAAGCGGCGGCACGAAGGCCAGCGTGGCCTCGCTGCCCGAAGGCATCACGTCTGCCGTCAGCTGATAGAGCCGCGTGGTGGCATCGGAGCCCAGCTGGAAGAAATCCCCGGCGCGAAGCCCAAGTCCCCAGCCGGCCGTGCGCAGGGTGGATGATCCCGCAACCTGCGCCTCAGTGACGTAAGGGTTGCCTGCCGCCACCGGTACCTCGATCGAGGGATCGGGGAACAGGAACCGGCCCCGCAATCCGCCCAGCGCGGTGAAGAAGGCCGAGAGCCGACGGGCCTTGGCCCCCTGGGTCACCGCCATCTCGATCTGATACTCCCACCAAGACGCACCCCAGTCCTGGATCTGGGATGTGCCGGTGAACGGCGAGCGCGCCTCGGCAACTGATGTGACCAGCCGCCGCTCAAGCGAGGTGACGAGCGTCAACGGCAAGACAGGAATGGCCATTTCAGATTACCTGACCCCGGCGTCGCCCATCGGCCACGCTTTCCTTGGCAATGCGGGCGATTTCCGGGATGGCCGCCCGCAGCCGTGCATCGATCTGCTCGGCCACGCCCATCTGCGCCCCGCGCGCGTCGATGTTCACGGTCACGCCGGTGCCAGCGCTGGCACCACGTCCATACCCAGCCACCTCGCGCCGGTTTAGCACCCGCTCGCCGCGCTGCAGGATCGTCGGAACCTCGTCGGGGCGGAGACCAGCCCAACCGCCGGAATGCATCCGGGGAGCACCAGCGAAAGCCACCGCGGGCACCTGCCGTGTATGGCCAGACAAACCAACAATACCACCCGCATGCGAGACAGCCGCCGCGACGGAACCGCCGCCAAAGATGCCGGAGAGCGCCGAGGCGATGGGCCCCAGCACCGCACGCTTGAACGACAGGACCGCGAGGTCCGCCAAGATCGAGCGCACGAGGCCCTTGAAGTCGAACTTTCCAGTCTCGACGAAGCTCCGAAAGGCGCTTTCCGCGCCACTGAAAGCGCCGGTCAGGGTTTCGCCGAGGCCTTTTCCCCAGTTCAGGGCGTCGGTGGCATAGGCTTGAAGAGATTCTGAGACCGCACGCCACCCGGTGGCGATCCGATCCCCGGCGCTGCCCGCAGCCCCTCCCGCGCGCCCCATGGCATCCGACAGCCGATCTGCTGAGACAGTCGCCTCATCCAGCGCCGCCGCGCCTTCTTCACCCGTGCCCGCAACGGCGTCACGCAGCGCGCCCCAAGAGGTGAGTGTGGCCGTTGCACCATTGGCGAGATCGGTCGCGGCCTGACGGTATGTGTTGGCTGTTGCCAGCGCATCAGCGGCGATGGCGTCAAGGCCCAGGTCAGGGGCCGTAAGCGGATTGTCCTCGAACGCGCGCCGAAATGCCTCTGCTGCAGCCGTTCCGGCATCTGCGGAGGCCCCGGCGAACGGGTTTGGAATGTCGCCGAGACTGATCTCGCCGATTTGTCCGAAGGTGGTCTCGATGCCGACCGTTGCCAGAGCGTCCCGAATGCGGCCTGTGAAGGCGTCAATCCGGCGGATCGCGCCGTTCAGCATGGCCTCAATGCCATCAAGCATGCGGTTGGCCGCCGAGAAGACGAGATCACCGATCACATCCGGCAAGCGCGACCAGATCTCGCGCACGGCGAGAAGCGCACCCTCGAAGGTGTTGGCGGTCGTGTTGCCAAAAGCCACGACGCTCTCTATGGCCCCAGCCATGCCGGTCGCCGCATCGGCTTTGAGATCATAAAACATGGCTGTGGCACGCGACCCGGCCGCGTTGGCCCCCATCTTGATCCGGTCCCAGACCTCGACAGCGACATCTTTCAAAAGCCGCATGGCCTCGCCGAAGCCGCCTGCGCCCGCTGCGAGGCGTGTGAACCAGTAGACCAGCTCGCCTGCGCCCACGATCAGCGCACCGATGCCGGTGCGGATGAGCGCGCCTTTCAGAACCACGAGCGTCGTAGCCAAACCCCGCACCGAAAGGGCGGCCACCGCCATCGCGGCCACCCAGCGTCCGGCGAGGAAGGTGGCGAAGGTCCCGGCGTAGATGGCCAGCCGATCAAGGTTGGCCAGCACCGCGTCGAAGGCCCGACTGATCGGGCTGGTGCTGGACGCAAGGGCGACAAACGCATTGGCCACTGCCTCCAGCGAGGGGGCGAGCGCCACTGCGATACGGTTGCGCACGCCGGTGAAGACCTGCCCAATGCTGACCAGCGCGAGTTCCGACCGGCGCATGGCGGCGATGGCATCTGCGTCGAGCACTGCGCCAAGCGCCTGTGCCTGTGCCCCGAGCCGGGTCATCTCTGCCCCGCCGTTTTGCAGCAGAGGGATCAGCCGCGTCGTATCCGAGGCCATGGCCTCGAGATAGAAGGTCATCTCCTGCTGGCTGACGCCTGCGCGCTCGAGGCTGTCGACGTATAGTTGCAGGGCTTCCGGCCCCGAAAGCCGGGCGAACTGATCCGCCGTCACGCCCACCCTTGGCGCAATGTTCTCGAAGAAATCCGCCATAGGACCGCCGCCCGTCTGCAGGAAGTCGCCGACCCGGTCGTTCACATCCTTCAGGATATCGGCGAGCTTTTCTTGTTCGATCCCCACCGTGGCAGAGGCCGCCGACCATCGCTGGAAAACCTCCGGGGTCGCATTGGCGACCTGGCTGAGCTGGTTGATTTCGTTGGCGGCAGAAACCGTCGAGCGGGTCATCGCGACAACAGCACCGGCCAAGGCGGTGGCCGCAGCGGTCGCGGCAATCCGGGCCCGACGCGCGAAGGCGGCCATGCGCGCGTTGGCCTGGTCCATTTCACGGCTGAGACGGCCGAAGCCTCGCGAACCGGCTTCGCCGACACCTTCGAGTTCTGCACGCACCTGGCGGCCACCGGTCGCGGAAAGCCGGACGCTGACACGTTTCTCTGCCATCACAACATTTCCTTGGTGGGTCACACCTCGTTCCCGATGGAAACGAGGTCAGCTCAGGCCCGATCCGGCCTGCAGGTGTTCGTTGATCTTGCGCACCATCACCGCCTCGATGGGAGGCAAGAGCTCCGCAATGATGAGGGGCGAGAGCCCTAGGGCTGCGCCGAGTTGCAAAGCCGCACCCATGTCCCAGCCGAGCACAGCGCCGCCGCTCATGCCGCCTGCGACGCGTACCTGTCCGCTGAGGCGTTGAACGAGGTCCCAGACCTGCCAGCCCTCGAGGGTCTGAGGTTGATGGAGGCTGCGCGGACATTCCGGGCACGTAGAGGAACACACCGCGCAATAGTCACCGCCCCCGCCGAACTCCCAGTCGGCGAGAGCGGTCAGGCGTTTTTTTCCGCTTCCAGAATGAGCGCGCCCGCGATGTATTTGGTCTGGAACGCCTCGAAAATCGGCCAGAGTTCCAGAAGAGCGTCGATGCCGTCAGGCGTGATGGGCAGCGGTTTTCCGTCTTCGTCTCCGACGCCCTCCCAATCCTTCACGACGATACGGGCCACAGCCTTTGCGACGATGCGCGCGAGGTCGTCGTTGGAAGCGCTGCTTTCAGCTCCAGCGGCGGCTGCGACAATCGACGGATCGCTCCTTGCGGCGAGCATGATGGCGGTAGTAAGCGGCTCCACCAGCAGGCGGACGCCGTGGCCAAGATCAAGCCAGCGGGGCTCAGTCGAAAGGTTCAAGCGCAGCATGGTCAGTACACCTCGCGGTCATTAGTGAGCGTGACGGTGCACATCCGGCCCACCGCCGGGTCGCTCGCCGCCTGCCAGTCGAAGGTCGCCTGTACGCCCTGTGGGCCGGAGATCTCGATCCGGGGGCGCGGCAGGTAGACAGCGTGGGCTGTCAGCGTCAGGCTCTCGCCGGTTGCTAGCGTGTAGGAGAACTCAAGCTCGCAGGCCTCGCCGTTGATCGCCTGTTGCACCAGCGTCTGATCGGCGAAGCGGACAACGACATTGCCGGTCAGGGCCGCAATGGACGGGTCTGCGCCATCGATCTTGCCGTCGGCCCGGATCGTCTCGATGCGGTCGAGGTTGTTGGCATAGGTCAGGTCAGCGGAGACAACGTTACCTATGTTCGCGCCGTTCCGCGTGATGGCTCCGTTGAAATGGCCAAAGCGCTTCAGCGCGATATTGGCGGGCGTCCCTGCGGCTGAGCTCGTAGCGATGGCCTCGCCCTGCGCCACGATGCTGGCCGTTGCCGTCAGCAGCCCAGAGCGCGCCATCTGCCAGTTGATGCTGTCCACCATGCAGCCGGAATACATCGCGTAGCGCGGCACCTCTGGCATGCCGGTCTCGACCGAGAACGGCGGCAGCGCCCAGTTTCCGGAGCGGAACTCATGCGTATAGGGCGCGTCGGCACCCGTTGTGGTGGGCGCGCCAAATGCTGCCTTCAGCCAGAAGCCGAAGGCCTCGGCATCAATCGGGATCACCACATCGCCATCCGCTGTCACCGCATCCTTGATGGGCGCCTGAGGGTCACGGCCATAGCCCAAGAGTTCCGAGGTCTGCAGCGGTTGCTCAGCCCCCAGCGTCGTGCTGGCAAAGGGCATCTTGGTGAAGCCGCTCACCGGCGGCGTGCCATAGGTCGTTTCGAACGCCAGCGCCATTTGCGCCCGCGCGCCTTGGGCTCGTGCCATGGTGTTCTCCTTGTGTTGTAGGGGTCAGGCCAGCGGGTCGGCCGTGGAATAGTGCAAGACGACTGGAATAACCGCTGCCTTCAGGCTTGCCGCGCCCTCGACAGGCAGATCGACAGGCTGCGGGGCTTCCGCCTCAACCCAGTCGCAGAGCCCGCCTAGCGTTCGGTCGGCGTTGAGCGCCGTGCCGATGTTGGCGGTCAGCGTGTCAAATAGGACATCACGGTCAGGGCCTTGAACGACCGCCTCGATTTCGGCGCGGTGCTGGTAGTGATAGGCGAGTGGCGATAGCGTCACCTCGGGCTCCCCCGGTTCACCGTCGCGCAGGATCAGCAGGCCAGCATCTGGGACGCGCTCGGGCAATACCTCACCGCGCAGGGCGGTGGCAGGAAGTTCTGAGACCCGTGCGTACAATGCTGTGAGGATTATTTCGCGCAAACTCAACGCTTGCCCTCCAACCAATTCGCCACGATCAGCACCGGAACCGCCGCCTGCGCGCGTTCAGCATCGCGCGCCAGATCAAGCCGTTTCGCCAGCTTCACCTGCGGCACCAACAGAAAAATCGGCACCGTTGACTTGCCTCGGCCCGTCTTGGACCGTGACGCAACGCCAAGCCCGCGACTGTTCAACCGCCCGTCAGCCACCAAGAGGCTCGGGCCGCGTCGACGAAAGACGAACCGCAGGCG